CCAACCGCTTGCCCAATAGCAATTGTTGCAGTTGACCCTTCGGCTGGGGTGTGCGTGACGGTTACACCAGTTCCCGCAGATACATCGGTCATGTAGTTGCCGACAGTATCTGTGCCAAGGTTAATCGGATCGTTTACCCATAATGTTCCGTTGTACTTTAAGAAATCGCCAGATGCGAGACTGGACAGTTGAACATTATGAATTTCGCCAAGTTCATAACCATTCTGTGGACGAATCCAAATCTCTCCACCAACAGCGGCTTTGATTACAACACCAATAAATACATAATGATTTGGTGCCGAAGGCGCAGTAGTTGTCAATGCGCCAGCAGTTGCACCCAAATACAGAATGTCACCAACTGTATAAGCAGTAGTATCAATCCCCTGTAAAACACCATAGGTACAGACATAGCCAGAAGCACCAGATGCAATAGATTCAGAAACAAGCCCAAGCGTTCGTGCAGAAGTTGCATCACTCGTATTCAACGCACGCTTAATGGAAACCTGCGAACCCTGCCCACCAAAAATATAGACAGCCTCACCTTTAGTAAGAGTTGTTGCCTCAGCGTTATAGCAATACGCAAACTGGTTAATACCAATCTGCTGAAGACTATTATTGCCCTCTAAACCAAATGACAGTGTTCCAAAATCCGAGTTCCATTGAAGTCTGCCCTCAGTAGAAGCAGGGTTACCAACTGATGTATCAAACTGAATCCAATCAGGGGTAGAAATAGAATCAAAAGAACTGATAGTCCCCGACATTGCAATAGTTGGCGTTGCTCCCTCACCAGAATTATTTGTAATTGTTATGTTTGTGCCAGCAACAAGAGATTCAACATAACTACCTGTGGTATCGGTGCTGAGGTTGATTGGGTCGTTTACCCATGCTGAGCCGTTATATTTTAGAAAGTCACCTGAAGTAGGACTTGGTGCAGTTACATCAGTTAGCCCATCTAATGTTGTTGCCCCTCCGCCACCGCCAGTAAGCAAGTTACTTCCAACACCCGTAGATGCCGCAGTTAAATCAATGTACGCGCCACGGTTGGTGCCAGTGCTTTCAAAAAAACGCAACTTATTCTGATAAATGTCTACAACTACATTGCCAGAAATACTGCTATTCGTTGCTGGTTTGGCTAACTGGATTTCACCACCTTCGTCACCCGAAGACGCTGTTGATTCTAAGTATGAGCCTGTTGATACTTTGCCAGTTGCAGTAACTGAACCTGTGGCTTCAAAAGAGTCATCCGTTTTAAGAGTGTCAGCAGCCGACCTATATAAAGTTGTATCTCCAGTTGCGGAACCAGAACCCCAAGTAAGTTTTCCGCCAGCATCAATTTTCAGACGGGCATTAGTATCAGCATCAACAAAAACACTTAAGGCATCAGAACCAGCAGATGACAACTGCTTTACTGTAATGGGTACTGTAAATTTTTGCGCCACGACCTCAATCGCCTTTAAGTTAAGTGCCCCTCAAGGCAAATTTTGTTACTTGCTGCCTCGCCCGAATGCCACATCGTTCTTATTCAGATAGCGAACAAGCACGGGAAGCACTGCAGCCCATAGTGCATTAAGCGCTGCCTTGGCATCACCAGTTGATGCATACGCCGCAACTGCCGCACCGAGCACGCTTCGTGCATATGATTCAATCATTGCTTTTTGTTTTGCTGTAATTTTCATAATTTCTCCAATTATCCAGTTACGACGATCTTATAGTCGCCAAGACTGACGGTTCCATTGATAACGACTGTTACCTGATTGCTATTGTCACGATCAACATCTGCAATAACTGTCATCCCAGTTGCTACTTCGTAAACCTGAACAATTACATCTGATGTTCCAAGGTTATGCACAACTGTTGTTGTTGATACCCCAGTAATAGATGCTGCACATCCTTGCGCGGCGATACGGGCAAGAACTGGAGTACTTGTAGTGAGACCAACTGCCGATGTCTCAGCAAGATTTGTACGAGCACCAGAGGCAGTTGAAGCACCAGTACCTCCATCAGCAACAGCGATGTCTGTACCATTCCATGTACCAGTAGTGATGGTTCCAAGAGTTGTAATACTGTCATCACCAGTGTAGGTTCCACCTGCTACCGCAGCAAGTGTTGAGTTGTAGGCTTGAACATCCGTGCCGATTGCCAAGCCAAGCGTTGTACGCATGTCTGATGTGGTTGCATCGTCAAGAAGTGTGCGTGCTGTTGAGGTGAGATCCGTGACGGAAGCAGTACCAGAACCAGTAAAGTATGGCAGTTTGTTTGCTGCTGATGTTAGACCAGCGAGTGCTGCAAGTTCTGCGTCGTAAGCCTGAACATCAACGCCAATTTCAAGGTCAAGGTTCTGGCGTGCAGTTGCGGCATCAGTTGCCCCGGTGCCACCATTTGCGACAGCAATTGTGCTGCCATTCCATGTGCCGCTAGTAATTGTGCCGAGTGTAGTAATGCTTGATTGACCAGTATATGTAGCAGAAATCTGAACAGTGTCGGCATTTACTGTGATACCAGTACCAGCACCAACATTGAGAGTATTTCCAGTCTTTGTAAGACCATCACCAGCAACAATTGATCCAGCACCAGAGAACTGCGCCCATACAATACCAGTAGTACCAACGGTAATTGTACCGTCAGTGGTAACAACCCAGCCAGAGTCAGCATTTACTGTACCTTCTTCAACAAAGGTAAATGCCCCAGCGGTTACTTCTGCGGTTGTGTCAAAGTCTGCTGCACGAACAGCGGCACCTGAAGCCTGAACAACATAAATACCGTTTTCAGAAGCGGTTGTCTGGTTCTTAACAAGAACGCGGTCACCAGTAGCAAGAGTTACGGTCGTGTCAAGTGTGTCACCGTTCTCAAGGTCGCTTGCAAGGTTGATTGGTGCAGTGGTTGCCGCCCGTACAGATTGCTTAACATCAAGCCCTGAACGAGCGGCATCCACATACCCTTTGGTAGCGGCATGTGCTGCATCTGTTGGATCAGCGACTTTAATGTTGCCATTTGCATCTCTTTTAACAAGTTTTGATGCAGTTGCGTCAGAGGTTGCACCATTCAGGTCGTTCCAGAAAGTGCTGGAAAGCAAACCTGCCGAATCGGTATCGGCAAGATTGAGGGTGATTGAGATTGTTCCGTTTGATTCAGAAACGGTGATTGCATCCGTGTGCGTACCAGCAGACTGGACAGCATGAATCATCTTGCGCCATGCCGAACCCGTGTACACCTTAATGGTGTCCTCGGTGCTGTTGTAAATCATCCGCCCTTCAAAGTTGTTCGTATTCGGGTCAGATGCAAGAACCTCAAAGGTGCCGTTCAGAATTTGATTCTGATTGAGGTCAAGATTTGTTACGAACTTTGTTGCCATTTGTTAACCTTTATGTGAGGTATGCGAATCCTGAAAATGGGGCAGTAAACAATACTTGCAATTGAGTATCGCTTATATATAGTACCTCACCAATTACTACAGTCCCAGCAGAATCAACTACCATTATTGATGGTCTTCCACCTAGTGGGTGTGTGATATTCCAAGTGGTTACTGGTGCGATCTGTGTATGTACATAGCGTTCATTTTGTTGTGTAATAGTTGTAACTGCTGTAAAAAATGGTTCAGCAGGCCAGCCAGAAGAGGTTTTAGGTCCATAAAAATCGCCTGTCAATAGGTCAATATAATAATCGCCTACATTTGACTCTGGGCTAACAGTCGTTGGATCACCTTCACCACTCAACCACTGTGTTCGCTCTACACGATTGGGTGTCCCAGCCATTGTGACGATCACCTCATTAGGTGCATCCTCATTAACTGTTACAATATTTTTGAGTTCCTCAACATTAATAACATTTGGAACCAACTGGTCAACCAGAACAACATTTGGGTTTCCACCCTCGGGGTTAACATTATTTGCCCATGTGGTCATTTAGTCGCTTCCTTTATGAGAGTGAATCTCCCCCGAACGACTTTAAAAACAATATCTTCGTCTGTCGGATCAAAAATTTCCAAATCGTAAACACCATCGCGCACAAATTCAGCAGTATCTGTTGCACCAATATCAATAGTGATTTTTCCAATTAGTGCGTCAACAGATATTGAGCCATTCCCAGTTGTTGCGCTAAAGAGCACTTCACTTGAATCATAATCACGGCGAATCTTCATCCTTGCCGAGTAACCAGTCAAGTCATACGGAGTCTCGCCATCTGGCTCAAAGATAGAAAAAGTCCGCGTAAATGTAGACCCCTGTTCGCAAGTAATGTTATAGATGCCAGCAATCATTAGATCCTCCGTGGACTAATAAGATTTTAGACCACTAAAGGCAATCCATGATGATGGATGGGCAATTACTCGTCGTCCTCATCTTCGTCGTCGTCCTCGTCAAAGTCGTATGTTTCAACGCCAGATAGAATCATTTCTTGCGCAGATGCCAGCATCCCTTGCGCCAGCCATGGTGTCATTCCTTGACTTGTTGCGATACTTAATTCGTTATTTGAATTGCTTACAACTTCCGCAACAAAAACAAAGTTAGTAATAATCTTGTCAGGCATCGCAGAGCGCATCATGTCAAGAAAAGTGCTAAAAACATTCTCCTCGTTATTGCTGTCCACTACTTACCTTCCAAGGTCATAAGCCGAGCCTTAAGTTCTTGGATCTCCCCCCTCAGGGATTCGTTGCGTTTTTCGCATTCAACTTGTTCTTCTTGGAGTAATGCGAGATTAAGCATAAGCCGCTCAACCTCTGATCGTAACTCATCAATAATCTGACCATATCCGTCAAAAATTGTTTGAAGTTCTATATTGTCATACTTTCGTATAGCAGAATTTTTTTTATCTCTTTGACCCTTTATTACAACAAACGCAGAAATCATTGCTGTAAGCACTGAGGCAATAGACATATACAACGATGATGAATTCATTACTAAACCTCAGAAAACTCACGATTTTCAGCGTTTAGGGGCACTACTTTCCATAAATCGTCATGAAATATGTTGACAGAAAAAAGTTCAACGAAACCAATGCCTTCATGGAATGAATGAACTTTGACAACCTTTTTCCATTCACCATCACAGTATGCGTACAGGCTCATATCTGGAACCAGATATCCCCAGTAATAGCACCAACAGTGCTTGGTGATGTGGTCTGCACATAAATGCGTGGTGTTGTCCGTGTTCCCGTTGACGGGAGTGCCGTACCCGCAGCCTCAGCATTTCCACCGTACTGGTAAAGTTTCGCTGAATGGAGATCGGTTTTTGAATACACATCAGCAACATTTGCTTTTAGATTGTCGGCAGTATCCACATAGCCTTTTGTTGCTGCGTGCCCAGTTGTAGTTGGTGTTCCAACGGTGATTTTCCCGTCAGTTTCACGCAGAACAATGGTATCGGCAGTAGCCGAGGTGGATGAAGAAAGCGTAATTGTTGGATTGCTTGAAATTCCATCAGCATTTGTAATTGTCAACCCAGTTCCAGAAACAGCAATAGAGCGGGTTGTTGCAGTCCCCGATCCTGTTCTGATAATTAGACCAGTCGTTGCGATGTCGGCAAGAGCAGTGAGATCAGCATCAAGTGGTTGTAGGTCTGCCTTTAAGTCAAGAGTTTGAACAACTGGGTAGATTTGCTGCCACCCGTGACCGCCAGTTCCACGGAAATAAAGACGCGAGTTCGTGCTGTCCCAATGAAATGCGCGGGCAGTTGCTGCTGTTGTTACTGTTGGAACACCAGATGTTGTGAGAAATAGGGCAGCATTATCTTCAATGTTTTCATGGCTGGTTGTCATCTGTTCTCGCGAGAATTCGTCGTCGCCAGATGACCATGTAGTTAATGAGAATCTTGTTGTGCTTTCAACGGTCATAACTACCTCGCAAAAATAAATTATACAGCAAACTAACTTTTACTGTATGGACTAAATGGTTGTCTGGAGTTCGTGTGAGACTGCAACCCCAAGCGGGCGTGCTGGTTCAATTAATTCAAGAAGCGGCAACACGGGGTCACCAATTGTAATTCCGCCACTATCTGGTGTCTCCGACTGTAGTGTCTGAATTGTTATCTGCCATGGCGCTGTCACCGTATATCCAATTGTCTTTGTATCTGACAAAACACGCTTTACTGATTCTTCTATCGCTTGACGAGTTCCAGCGGCATAACCGTAGTAACCGTATTTAACCTGCCATCTTATGAAGTTCTCTAACCCTGGCGTAGATACATTGTATTCCTCAAGGGGTGTCCACTGTACGCTTTCGTCACCAACTGGATCGTCATCATCTACTTGGTCAATTCCTTCCCATGTTGCTGGAATATTGACCCATGGGGTGATTCCCGTAGTCGGGTTAATGATTGTTGAGCCAGTAAATTGAGATAGCCAAAGAAGAACCCGATACAGGGCAGCATCTGGATCAACAAGTTTACTAAGTGTTCCCGAGTCGGTGATGTCTTTGCCTTGTGAAATATCAATGTAAGAAATTTGACGCACGAGGTCGTATATCTCGCCTTGGTGAATAATGGCTGTTTCTAAAAACCTTGCAAGTTGCCGATTGCCAAGCCCTGTCAACATATCCTGTTCCCGTACATAAAGAGGAAGTTGACTATAGATTTTCAATAGGAAAGGATTGTTGATAAAGTCCAATGTCCCATATGTAGCAGGGCTTGATATATAAATATTTGCTGATCCGCCATCAATATTTGAGAATGCGATTGTAAATGAAATGGGATAATCATAGTCATCGTTTTCTACCAACAGTGGAGAATCAAGCATGACGAGTGTCCACTCGCCAGACAAAACAGACAATGATGTAGATGAACTAGAAAATGAATACGGTGAATGAGTAACTGGATAAATTAATTCGCAAGTAAAATCAACTTGCAGTCTTGCGTCGGTCTTTACCCAAAAAAATGCGCGAATAGTATCTCCAATATCGGCAGCAACTACGCAACACGAATTATCAATAGGCAAGTCGGTTGCCAAGTCACGGTTGAAAACGATTTCGTCGCCATCCGTCACCTGTGCAGTTAGCGATCCACGGCTAGAATACTTTTCTACAAGTGTTGATGTTGAGAGTGTTACACCAGCAGAATCTGAATCCCATTCAGTTGGAACGCCAAAAGTGAATACACGCGCCGTTGAACTAATTCTATTGACTGAGTATCCAGCCATTTAAATCACCGTAATGTTTACAGTTGGATCTGGAACACAATTCTTATGAGTGAATGTCAATACACCGCTAGCAAAAGACACAAATCCGCTGCTTTCTGTAAATGTAATATTTGACACATACTTTACGCCAGCAACTTGGGATAACTGAGAGACAAGTTCGTTCTGAACAATTTCTCCACGGAAGTCGTATCCCTTATATGACATAAGTTCAGTCAGGCGAGTCTCTACTGCATTTTGAACAGTCAGAGAGTTGTAGCCATTTAGCAACGCAAATTCAAGATCAATAGTAATGGGCACAAATTCAGCATCAACAATATCAATAACTAGACCAGCAACTGATTTTGACTCTAAATCTGTTTGCAAATCAGTTTTGTCACCAGCGCTAACATTTCCGCCAGTTGGACTGATTGCCACAACAGTTACATATCCTGGTGCATCAGCAGCGCCGAAAAGAAGATCTCCAGAATCTGTCAAGTCAAATACTGCAGAGTACGGAATGTTCGCGTAGTTTGATGAAATATAGTTTGCCATTTGACTTTTTGTTGTCAAGCAAGATGAGAGCGATGCAAAGTGCTGTGCTGCACGATTTAGGTACTCTGTATCAGTTTCAGCATTGGAACCAATTGATAGATCACCACTGAGGACAATGCTTGTTACTTTGGGCGCTGGTGAAACTAATTCAAATTCTTGACCATCAAGAAGTGCTGGATATTGACCAGCCACAATGCCCTGAATGGCAACTGTTCCAGATGTATTCCCGTTGGGAATAATTAGGTCGGTCGTAGTGTAGAAATTATATGATGTCAAAATGTCATCATTTACTGTCTGATATGTGAAGACTGTCCCAGCAGGAATCGTGTCGCCAGTGCTCACATAAACCGTTATCTCAACTTCACCTGATGCGAATGTTGCTTCATTACGAGTTAAGCCAGTTAAGAGAGCAAGACCCTCCATCAAGCCATCTGGAAGACGATTAATTGAGGCAATAAGTTGCGCAGTGTTGTAAACAATCGCCTGCATAATCGCTTCTTCAAGTGTCCCAATTCTTGGTTGAAACTCGGGGACAGATGTTTGGGCATAGGTAATTGCATCATCGTAAAGTTGAAAAGGGTCAACATCGTAAAGCGTTAAGTCAATATATTGTCTGAAATCTGGTGAAGTCATAATTAATCCAAATCGTATTCCACGAGAATGTCTTCTTCCCCATCGTCTGTAATTAACGGCGTTATTTTCGTTACATTGATTTCGGGAACATACTTTGCAGCCAACTCAATCAATGAGGCACGATTAATGTACTCAAATGTTGGATCCTGTGTACCAAACTCGGGATTCAGCGGCAACTGCCCAGGCTCAGTCAATAATACCATAGTCATAATATGAATATAGTACTCATCTGATCCCTCAGCATGTTTGGCAGCAAGACCATTAGAAAAGCGAAATGGCACGGAGAATGTATCCACCTAGATATTCTCCCACATTAATAAGCAATCTTGCCCAAGACAACAGCATTATTGAACTCGCCATCAAGGAAAGCAATAATCACAGTATCCCCTATTTCTGGTGCATCAAATGTCGTTGAAAAGGGTTGCATTACCTGCATCGGACCAATCGCTTCAATACCAGAGATATTTGGGACAGTGACCATGCATGTCTTAGATGATGCAATATAACTCTTTACAACACCAATATGCACTGACGCAGATGGAACACCACCGCCAGACTCACCAGTAAAACTACTGAAAGGGTCAAATACTCCACCCCGCATTACGCTCCACCACTTCCATCAATAACTGTTGTCTCGGAAATCTTCTGATCAATCTTGGCTTTATCTTCTGGTGCCAACTTGGACACATTCGCAAAGTTAATTTTTACTGGTTCAACTGATCGCTCTTCAAAATCCACCGATGTAATAATGTACGGCTGGTTAAAGGTGGATCCCATCCCATAGACCATGACTGTCATGCCCGCTCGTAAATTTCGTGCGGAAGGACCAAAAATCGTCGCAGATCCTTCGCCCTCCTTAATCGTATCTATTGACTTGCGCATCTCGGGAATA